ACATGCTGACGACTGAGGAATTGGAAATCATGCACCAGCTACGGCTATCCGCTGAAGAACGTGCAACAACAGAAGGACAAGAGCCATGATTGACGAACCGGAATGGATTGCGCCGAGCCAAGACGATCGGGCGATCGTGGAGTGGGTCAAAGACTACGTTAAGAAGGCGCTCGCACCTGCCGCGCCCGTTGAGCCTGCTGCACCTGTTGCGCCTGTCGTGCCGTGACGGGTGCGTTTCAGGCTACGATGGCGTCAATCTCGGCGTGTTTTCCGAGCCAGATGGAAACTGCGCCGGTTGCTGGCCAGATGGGCATCTCTCACTATGGCGACAGCGAGGGAGAGGCTACGCGCAAGTTTGCCGTGTGGTTTTGGCAGGAAGTCTGGCTGTTGTCCACTCCGATGGGCGAGGGCCACAAGCTGCTATGGCGCGAAAAGCCGGTGCTCGCGCAGTGCAATGAGCCGTTTGCCAAGTGGTCCGTGACTTGCGCGCTGGCGATCGGGCGCGAGGTATGAACGTTCAGATCGCCAATGCGCTCATAACCGGCGCGCCGTTGGACGATGATACGCTGATTGCGGCGCAGGAGCATTACCGCGTGCTGGCGGACATGTTGTTTGACAGCGGGCCTAAGTTTGGCCTGGCGCGGCGCGATGCGGTGGAGTTTCACAATAAATGCGTTCGGCGTCGGCGTGAGTCGAGCGAAGAAGCGGCCCGGCGCGCGGCGCAACTAGCAGCGCATGAGGCTGATTTGATCGAGATCGAGGCGTGAGCAGCCCGATGCCAGCGGCGGATGAGGCGGCTTCGGCGTCTGTTGGCGCTGCGATGGACGCGATATATACGTCGGTCGCCAAGCGGCCACGGCGCAATCTGGATAGGCCGTTTGAGTTTAGCGTGGCGTCGCCGGTTGGGCATCTTTGCGAACTGGTGGCGATGTGTTTGGACGCGATGGCGGGTAAGATGCGTGGCAACCTCGGGCCGGTATTCTGGTTGCACCGTCCGCTGGTGATGGCGAGTGTGCGCGACTGGCGGGTTTACTGCCGCGTGTTGCCGATTACAAAGCGATGAACGCGATCCCCAACAGGGCGACGATGAACTTCCTGTTGTGTCGGCGCAGTCTACGGCATTTCGTGCGGGTATTCTGGCACGCGGTTGAGCCGTCGCGAGACTTGACGCCTGGGTGGGTAATCGATGCTATATGCGAACATCTGATGGCTGTGACGGACGGCGATATCAGCCGGTTGATCATTAACTGCCCGCCCGGCTGCTCTAAGTCGTTGCTCACGCAAGTATTCTGGCCGGCATGGGAGTGGGGCGCGCGCAAGATGCCGTCCACGCGGTATGTGTGTATGGCTTACGCGCAAGGGCTGACGGTGCGCGACAATGTGCGGTTTATTCAATTGATCACGTCGCCGCTGTATCGCGAGTGGTATGGCGACGTGTTTGGTTTGTCGTCTAACGAGGCGGGCAAGATCAAGCTGGCGAACGACAAGACCGGCTGGAAGATTGCATCGTCGGTGCAGGGCACCGTGACTGGCGAGCGCGGCGATAGGCTGATTTTGGACGATCCTAATTCAGTGAGCGATGTAGAGTCCGAGGCAATCAGGTCCAGCACCAACCAATTTTTGCGAGAGGTGATGCCCACGCGGTTGAACGATCCGGCGACCAGCGCGATTGTGTGCATTCAACAGCGAACGCACGAGGAAGATGCGACTGGCACGTTGCTCGATCTGGGGGAGTGGGTTCATCTCATGATTCCGATGGAGTATGAGCCTGATCGACATTGCGAGACTGAGATAGGGTGGAGCGATCCGCGTAGCATTGAGGGCGAGTTGTGTTGGCCGGCGCGGTTTAGTGAGGCTGTGGTGCGGCGCGACAAGCAGATGCTTGGTCCGTATGCGAGTGCTGGGCAGTTTCAGCAAAGCCCGACGGTGCGCGGTGGTGCGATTATTGACCGGCAATGGTGGCAGATGTGGGGCGACCCTGATGCGCCGACGAAGGTTAAGATGCCGGCGATGTCGTATGTTGTGGCGGCGTTGGATAGTGGATTGACGGCGAAGGACAGTAGCGATCCGAGCGCGCTGGCGGTGCTGGGCGTGTTCGATCATCCCGACACTGGCAAGCCTTGCGTGATGCTGATGCGGTCTTGGGATGAGCGGCTGGCGCTGCATGATTTGGCCACGCGGACGGTTGAGACGTGCCGGCGGTATAAAGTTGATCACTTGCTGATCGAAAACAAGGGTGCTGGGCATCCTGTGGCGCAAGAGATTAACCGGTTGTTTTCGGGCGAAGGCTTTGGCGTTGTGATGATTGATCCGGCGATGCACGGGATTAGTCATGCGAGCAAGGTGGCGCGGGCGCATTCGATTGTGCCTTCGATGGCAGATGAGACGGTTTACTCTCCGAATACGTCCTGGGCGCAGAAGATGATTGAGCAGTGCGCGATGTTCCCGCGCGGCTCTCATGACGATTTAGTGGACGCATTTGTGCATGGTATGCGATGGTTGCGGGATGGCGGGATGTTAATGCGTGCCGTTGAGGCTAAGGAGCGCGATGCTCGGGACATAGCGGCGGCGCATCGGTCTGTCATTGCGCGCCCGCTTTATAGGACATGATGATGAACGATGCGCCCTCTCCGATTCACGCGACGCACTGGGACGGCAGGCCGGGGACGGTTGACCCTGACAGCGGCAAGCTGTGGGTGGATAATGACAGCGGCGGGATGGAAGCTGTTACCAATTGGGCATCCAAGCCGAATGAGCGGACGAGTAAGCACGACGCCAACCTTGCGATTGCGCTGGATCAATTCACGATTGATCGGATTGGGTCTGACTTGAAACGGTCGATTGAGGCTGACGATCGGGCGCGGCGCGAGTATTTGGCGACGATTGAGGAAGCTACTGAGCAGCTTGGTTTGACGATTGAGCGGCCCGGCACTGGCGGTGGTGGCGTTGAAGGGCAGTCTACGGTTCGCAATCCGCTGTTGTTGGAAGCGGTTATCAAGTTTCAGTCTGAGGCGCGCGGCGAGTTGTTGCCGGCAAACGGACCGGCGAAGGTTCACCAAGACGGCAAGGCACCGACAGAAGATCAGGTTGCGACGGATTTAGAGCGCGACATTAACCATTGGCTGACTACCACGGCGACAGAGTATTACCCTGACACGGATCGAGGGTTGTTCAAGCTGGGGCTGGTTGGGTGCATTTTTAAGAAGGTGTATCACGACGTTGTGTTGCGTCGGCCTACGTCGCAGGTGGTGTATTCCAATTATCTGATTGTTGATCCTGCCGCGACGGATTTGGGCACGGCGGCGCGGGTGACGCACATCATTCCGACGCGACGCTATGAAATCCGACAGATGGTTGACGCGGGGGTTTACCGCGAGGTTGGGTTGCTGACGGCGCGGACGAGGAGTGATTTGTCGTTGGCGGATCAGGCGGCGACTGGCATTACGCAAGATCAGATGGAGGATGTTGATCGTCCTGTTTTGATTTGGGAGTGCTATTGCCGGCTGAACATTTCCGACCTTGACGATACCGACACGGTGCCGCTGCCTTATAAGGTGAGTCTGGATCGTGATACCGGGCAGGTGCTCGAAATCCGCCGGAATTGGGAAAAGGACGACAAGGCAAAGCAGCCGAAGAAGTGGTTTGTGCGTTGGCCTTACATTGACGCGCTGGGGTTTTACGGCATTGGGCTGATGCAGTTGCTTTGCAATACCAACATGGCGCTGACGGCGGCGCAGCGGATGTTGTTGGACGCTGGGATGTTTGCCAATTTTCCGGGGTTTTTGTATGCGGAGAATGGCGGGCGGCAAGTCACCAATCAGATACGAGTAGCGCCGGGTGCTGGTGCGCCGATTCAGACAGGCGGGCGGCCTTTGGGCGAAGTGATTATGCCGCTGCCGTATAAGGGGCTTGATCCGACGCTGTTGTCGTTCTTGCAGAACATGGAAGTTACGGGCCGGCGCTTGGGTGGGACGGCTGACGTTCCGATTGGTGAAGGCTCGCAGAATGCGCCGGTTGGGACAACGCTGGCGCTGATCGAGCAGGCGACAAAGCCGATGTCTGCGATCTTTAAGCGGTTGCACCAAGCGCAGGGTGAAGAACTGAAATTGCTGATGCAGCGGTTCCGCGAGGACCCGGAGGCTATGTGGCGGCACAATCCGTCGCCTTCGCGGGAATGGGACGAAGAAAACTTTTTGCAGGCGATGAAAGATTACGACATCGTGCCGGCGAGCGATCCGAATACGCCGAGCCAAATGCACCGGACGATGAAGGCTTGGGCGTTGTTTCAGTTGGCGCAGGCGGCTCCGATGTTGTTTAACTTGCCGGAAGTGGCGCGTGTGCTGTTGGAGGCGATG